GTCTCTATTGCATTACCCCACCAAGTTGTGTTATATATTTCTCCGTATCCCATCTGTAATATTTTTATTGTTTTCTGTTTTACTTACTTTCTGTAAATACTCTTTCAGTTTAATTATATTAGCCTCTTTAGGCTTGTATATGTTTACATCCTTTTTATTCATTATACGAACCAGCCTCCTGTGTAATTTACATCTCTATCAGGGTCCATGTCTTCATTAGCACCACTAGTATATTCAGGATATAAGTTAGAGTAGTTGCAAATGTAATCTAAGAACCTCTTAGTATAAAACTCAGCAGTATCCCTAGTTCTCTGCACCAAATACTCCATTTCTTCCTTAGAAGCTGTGTCAGAATTCTCACCCCTGTGCTTGAACAAACCACCATTGTTTACTTGAAACATACTGTAAGGTATGTAAGTAGCCTGTGTGTACCAAATAAGCATAGGCTTTACATAATCATCTAACAATGTCTTGTAGTCAGAATTAGCAGCATCAGTTATAGTTCCAGCTATAATTAATTCTTGTAACTTCTTGTATAAACTACCACCTAGATAGTTCTGTATGTGAATGTCCTGTGCAATCTCAATATATTGTACTATCTTGTCACTATCAACGTTTCCATCAATAATAGATTTCTTCTTTAAGTCTCCTACACTTATAAATAACGCTTTTAAGCTCATATCTCCTCATTTATAGGGTTGTCGTTCATTTCTTCTCCTAAGTCTCTTAGGGACTCGCTATGAGTCTTACAGGGCATATACCAAGTTTTTCCACCCTCTGTGTGTTCATGATAACCTTCACAACCTTGCTCTAAAGCCTTAGCTTCTGCTTCTTCTATTGTTCCATACACTTCTTTGCCATCTATCTGTTTTAGATTCTGGCTTAGTTTCTCTCCTGTTTCTTCTTCTCTTTTTACTTTGGTAGATATATTTTCTAATTCAGTAAACTCAATAGGTTGTAAAGTTACAAAGTATAAATCTAGAAATATGTCGTTAAACTCTAGTATCTCAGTTAAACAAGAAATGATTTCTTCTTGGAATGGTCTGATAACTATATTGTCCATTAGTATAGAAGCTGTTCTAAGCTCCTCTGCATTGTTGCCAAAGCCTGTATTGTCTTTAATACCTAGTAATATAGGTGATACAATTCCATGACCTAGCATTATCTTCTCTCTTGCCTCATCAGACATAAACTGATACTGTGCGTGTGCATCTGGCAAGTGAATAGGCTCTAAGTCAGCTTTAGTCTCTTGTGACTCGTTAAATGCTATGATGAACTTACCAGCATTAGAGCTACCACTAAATTTGTCGTATATCTTACGTTCAATCATTGATTGTGTTTCCTCTGGAGGAACACCATTGTTGAAGTTAATCAATAAAGATGGCTGTAAACCATTCTTTATGTTATTGATATGATAGTTAGATACCTCTTGCTCTAAATCACAATACTGTAAACATCCATTGTAGTCTACAGGGGCATAATAATAAAAACCGCTTCTATAAGGCTTTATAACGTATATCTCGTTAGTTTGACCCTTTGTGCCATGTCCGTATGTAGGAATTCTCTTAGGACTATCAGAAGGCTTTATATTAGCCCAGTCAGGGTGATAGTAATAAGCATCTATACCACCTTTTTTGTTTGCTTTCTCAGCTCTCAATGTTTCCATAGGGAAGTGAGATACCTTAAGTATTCTTGTCTTTCTTTTATTGTATGATACCTGTATAGCAGCTTGACCTAACATTTTGTAGTCGTGTACTATTCTTTTTATCTGTCTTTTATTAAAGAGCTTCTTCATCTCTAAATACTCCTGTGGCTTCTCCATTCTGTCAAGAGCCTCTAAACCTCTGCCATAAATCATATCAATGATTCCATTGATACATCTAGAATTAGTTGGTGAACCTAGATAGTTGTCTATAAGATTCTGAAAGTATTCATTGTCCTCTCCGTAGCATACCCAATCCCTGTTGTATTCTTCTTTTACAACTGGTGTTTGGTAGGCTGCCAAGTTTACTACTCTAATATGTTTATTATCTTCCATTGTATTAATGTATGTTCATTTTTTAAGCGATATAATCCGATGGATTAATCCATTGTCTATCTGATATAAGTCCAGTAACTTTGTCAAACTCTATTAAAAGCCAAGGTTGTTCTTGAAAATGTTGATTCAGTATCAGTTTATTAGCAAAAGCATAAAACTTGTACCTTGCATATTGATTTTCATCTGCCTCATATATACTATCTCCATCAGTAGAAACAATAGTTTTGTGAAAAACTTTACCTGAGTTTAAAGGTGTTCTTGAACGATAAATCTTATCTCCAACAGCCCCTATAGTACCATTAATCATATCGAAGGCTCTTCTATAGTCTCCTCTATAATAACTAATTCTACTTATTGCAAATCTAGAGGAGGTATATTCACCAAATGAATTATTACCTGTTTCAATAAACACTGCATCCTGTAATGCGAGTTGACCTTGTAGCCAAGTCCTGTAATCACTTAATCTAGAACCTGCACTAGTGAATGAAACAGTTGAGTCTATACGAACTTCGTACATTTCTACCATCCTAACATAGTCTAACGAATTTACTGCTTCAACATGAGTTACAATACCATCAGTACACCTTACTAACACCCATACATTTGATGAGTTTTTAGATATAAAATGATATCTGTCTAAGTCGTTTATATCTGCGTAAGAGTCTACATGGTTATCTGTAACAGAAGTTCCACCTGCATCTGAGTACACACTCATTCCAACAGTCCAGTCAGATATAGAATCTTCTTTATAAACTTGAGTTGAAATTGTTAAAGAAGAATTATCTATCCCATTTTCTTGTCTTGATTGCAAGTATGATATAGTTTCACTAAATCTTTCGTCTCTACCATTTCTAAAATGGTAATATTTACCATTTCTATTTGGTGCAGAATAAAATTTCTCTAAAGTATTTACAAGATTAGGATTTCTTCCATCTATAGCGTTTGTATGGTATCCGTATGTATTACCTGTGTTTATATTAAATCCATAATTAAATACATCAACAGCTTCTAAGCTAGAAGGTGTATCGTTAAAAACTCCGTATTGAGCTGAACGAACCTTAAAGTCTCCTTGAGTCTCTTCTATACTCTGATTGTAAATATGATTACCAGAACCAAACGTCATTTGACCCCTACCACTATTGTTGGAGTCGTAAGCAACAGAGTATTCATTAGTTTCTGTAATTGGTGTTGAATCAAAATTAAAAAGAGTTTCACCATCATAAACAGCAATATAAGTTTGATTTTGTGAAGTTGGTGTCGTAGTTGAAGAGCCACTCCCTCCAGAGCCACTCCCTCCAGAGCTACCGCCTGTTCCATTATTTGTGCTTACAGGGGAGCTTTCAACAGAAGGATTATATTCATTTCCATAAATAATATATGTGTCTGAAGAATCTGCCTGAACGTAATCTCCAGAACTACCCATTGTTTCATTAAATCTAACTATATCTCTATAAATTGGGATATTTGATGAATCAAAAAACAATACAGATAAAGTGGTATATTCATCTATAGACTGTATAAAATCTATAGACTCACTACTAAGCGTTATCGTTGCAGTTTCATTTTGAATAAAAGTAAATCCACTAAGCATCTCAAGAAACACTTTTGTCTCTTGATTGATTATAACGCATTTAGTAGCGATGGATTCTCTTCCAGTCACTTTAAGCGTTATTGTAGGTAGATTACTTATATCTGCTATTGTCATAGTATTATAACAACAAACAGTGGTTTTCATTTTATTTAATAAAAAAGGGGCTAATGTTAAACATAGCCCCCTTAATATTAAAGTAATTAATTATTACGGATTGATAACTGTTGCGTTAACATCAATGTCAAGTCCAGCTCCTACTATTGCAGATGATACAAAGTAAGCAGGTTCTTTTTCTTTTCCTTCGAAAGATAAGTTATACCCATTAAGGTCTCCCATTGCACCGCCAGTAGCAGTAGAAACAGATACCTCTACTCCATTCTGAAGTCCAGCTAATCTAAATCCTCCATTGTAATCTTCTATTAGGATGTGTGGTCTTCCGTAAGAAAGTAATTTAAGAGCTTTTTGAGTAGCAGCATCTTGTTTCTTTAATACGATAGCTCCAGTTTGTGTCCAAAAAGAAGTTCCGTTGTCTCTTGAGTTCTCGTTAGTTTCCTCAAAAGTATTGTTGTCACCTCTAAGTTCAAACTTGTAAACAACTAGGTCAGTTGTTAGTGAGGTTATTTGCTCGTCAGCATCTAAGTTAGATGTTGCATCAGCGTAAAGTCCTTCAACGTAGTTTCCAATGTAGATGTTTCTTAATCCACCAACACTTTCCTTACACGCTTCCGTTCTTCCAGTTGCTATATCACAAGGCATATTTTTATATTTTTATAGTTAAACAAAAAAAGGGATGGGATAGAAACCCATCCCCTTTATATTAAATTAAACAGTTATTAAGCTGTATAGTATACAATCTCAGAACCAAATCCGTACTGGATTCCTCCTGTGAAACGTGCAATTACACGAACATTTTGAGAACCATCAAGGTCAGCCATGTCTAATACTTTTACTTGATTTAAATCAGACAAAACGCCCGTACCAAAATATAAGTTGGAAGACTGAGCAGCTACCATTTTGTTATCAGCAAGACCATTAGCCATAAATACAGATACACCATCGAAAGATAAAGCTCCGTTGTCATACCATTGTGTTCCTTTGTTGTCAGAACCAGCAGCTCCTAATCCAGCAGCTCCAAATCCTCCTAATGCACGAACGTAAGCCTTCATTACATTTTTAGAAACGTATAATTTAAGGTCTTCTTTTCCGTAGATTGCAGAAGGAATTAAATCAACAGTGTCTCCCATTTTTTCAATTACATTAGCAGGAGTAATTGCAGCAGTTCCAGCTACATCAATTACAGATGCATCAGCAGCAAATAAAGTAGTGAACCCATCAAACTGTCCAGCAGTTCCATTAACTCCACTCCAGATAGTAGTTTCCATTTCTTCAGCTACTTTAGAAGCAACGTGTGCTACTAAGTAATCAGCGAAAGATGGAGGTAAGCTATCGAAAGCTGAATACCCCATAGAGATTGCATCCCAGTCAGAACGGAAATCGTCTTTACATAGTTGTAGATTTACCTGAAAAGTCTCAGGTGTTAAAATTCTTTCAGCAAGAGTTACTGACGAACTGTCTGTGAAATCACAAGTGTCATCAGCAATTAATGTTCCTGTAGCCAATGATTTGATTACAGCTTTGAATTTTACGTTTGGTTTAACTGTTACACCACCATTTTCGATAGTGTTAGCAGATAGTAATGCAGCAGAGATAAAACCTTGTAATTTCTCACCAGCATAAGTTGTAGTAATAGATGTTGTTGTTGCCATTTTTATTAAATAATTATTTATTAAACATTTTTGCGAATACTCTGTCTTTAGTTGTCATAGCTCTGTTACCACCGATAACAAACTTAGACTTACTTTCAATACCAGCTTCAGGTGAATGAGAGATTTCCTCTACAACCTCATCTGAACTTAATTCAGCAGGTACTTCTTTATTGTACTCTTCTTCTTTTTTCATAAGACCTTCGATGACACCCATAAATTCTTTCTTGAGGTCTTCTAAGTCTTGTTTAGATGCGTATTCCGCAACAGGGGCTTCATCCTCTATTACTTCTTCCACAACTTCGTCTTCTTCAGCTAATTCAGTAGTGTCTTCTACTACTTCTTCAACCACTTCTTCTTGAGACTCTAATTCAGCGTTCTCTACTACCTCTTCAGCAGATAACTCTTCTTTTATCTCCTCTATAGGAGTTTCAGTTACCACTTCTTCAGTAGAAAGTAAAACATCTTTTAGCTTCCCTAAAATTTCTGTTGCTTTCATAAATTAAACATTTTTATATTAGTATAACAATTAAATTAA